ACAGAATAGCTGGAAAGATGAGTGGATAACCCTACTGTTCAGTATTCCCCTGATACTAGCCTTTTGTGGTGATTGGGGTAATGCTATAGTGCAAGCTGGGTTTGCAGCACTTGAGACTATGCCAACATGGTATCAGTATTCCCTTGGAGGGATCGTATCAGCATCCATAGGAATCAGATCAGTATCTAAATTCTTCGGTAAGTAGTAACAACAAAAAGAAGACTACCTTATAAAACTAAATAACCCCCCTAGGTTAATTCCTAGAGGGGCTTTTTTTATTCTTCTGGGGGGTTCATTTCTGGTGGTGCTAGTTCAAGGTGCGTCATAACCATAGCCAGACCTTCGTACAGAGTATCTATCTCTCCTTTGATCTGTCCAAACTTATATGCCAACCCTGCTGATATAATTAGGTTTACAACTATAATACCCTCAAAGAGTGTAATTTGCATTATTTATGTGTCTCCATCCATCGTTTGCGTAGTCTATTAAGATACCAAATTGCTTTGTCTATATCCTCTAGTCCGTTCTTGTACTCACAACGCCACATGTATTTCAACACATTAGCTGCGTGTGGTGCTATACTGCCTGACATATTTTCTGTCATAGCCTCTATAGCGTCAATGCACTCTATACCTGCTTGATTGTAATGTACAGGCTTCTCAACAGGGTCATGCCCTACCTGATTTAGTCTACTTAAATCCCACTTAGCCATATAGCTCTCCTTTCATAAACCGTATTATGCACTCTCTGGAACCTGAAAGCAATAGCTTTTTGCAATAGATTCGGGTGTGGGCCTAGTTTTCATCAATTCTTTTTCCATTCTATTACCAAGTTGGACACAAGATGCCTTCTCCATAAATACTCCATTAAAAGAATTTACTTTGATATTTCCTTCATGCATTAGAATTACTACTAGAACCCACATAGGTTTCTCCTTTTTTGTCAGACGGTCTTTACTAATTCCGCTGATGTGTATGGTATATGAAAAAATAACTCATTCTTCCGTATGTATCTTCCCTTAGCTCCACCTAGACTCTCTTTAGTAAGTAGAGTGTCCTTGATACGCCATGCTTGCTTCATGTCTTTACGGAAGACGTAGAAGTTTAGTACACCGTTCTCAGACCCATGCTTGTCTAACAGCCTTTGTTTCCTCTCAGGAATGCGTATATCCTTCCAAGTAACAGGCCAATCCCCATCCCAAGCTACCTTAACCTCTGCCTCGTTAAAATAGGTGTATCCACCCTTCTGAGACACGACATCAACGTAGTAGTTCTCTTCTGTATTTACTATGGTATGGCCCCTGCTTTCTAGCAGGGACACAAGTGCTTCTTTTGCAGGGCCATCATAAGCTTCGTATAAAGCCCTGCTAAACTTCTTTCTTACTGTCATGTTATGTCCACCATCTCACATACGTCACCAGTACATGCCATTGTTTGCATACCAGAGGTATTGTCTTCTTTTTCGTAGTCTGACAACTTTGTCCAGTCAATGTCTGTCGGCATCTGAGCAAGTAAGCCCTCATAGCTTGGGGTTACTACATACTCTTCACCATCTTCGTATCTATATCCAACAACAGGTTTATCCTTAAAGGTTTCCTGATAAGGTGCTTGCTGGTAAGTGTGATCTGAGTGTGGCAAGAAAGATACACCACTCATTTCATCAAAGTACTTATACACAAATGCACCTACTTCCATCCATTCTTCATCCCGCACTGAGATAGTCACGCTTGGTTTATGCTCACACCAATGCCTCTGGTACATAAGCCACATTTCTAGCTGTTCAATAGCTGTCATGTCGTTGCGTGTAATAGACCCAGAGGGTGACTGCACAGGGAAACTAAACACTGTCGTTGTGTCTGGTTTCATTGCACATGGCTCACTAGGCACTCCCTGATCCTTTAGGAAGTTAGTAAGTGGGTCTTTGTTGTCACCACGTACTGTACGGATGTAGTATGGACTGTGACGGGCATGAATACCACTAGCACTATCTACCAACTGAGAAACTGTACCCGATGGTTTCACGCACGTAATAGCAGCCGCCACAGGAATATTAAGACGTTCTGCCCATTCCTTGTTTGTCTTAACTGCAACACTCTTTAAATGCTCTAGGGTTTTAGCTAGCCCAACATTCTTACTTGTCATAAGAACATTATCCATTATCCCTGTGAGTGACACACCAAGCAAACGCTCCTCTTCTGTGTTGGTAGTCCACACCTTTCGCAAATACGGAAACTTGGTGAAGGTTGATTGGATAGTTCCCAAAATAGTTGCCATACGGACTTTGCGTTCCAAATCTTCAATGGTATCCGTAGCACGTACAACAACTTCTGTAAGGTTGCAGAACTGATACGGCCTAAGTATAATTTCGCTGCACGGGTTAGTTCCGAACTCATAATTTGCATCCCTGCGTCCATTCTTAGCTGCTTGTATCTTACTTGCCTGTCGATTAAACACGCCACGCTCACCAGACTTAGACTCCACAAGGGCAGTCCACTCACGCATGAATGTCTCCATGTCAGGCTTCTCTGTGTAGCTGACACTGTTGTTAGCTAAGGCCCGATGACCAGCAGTTTCCCACCACTGCCCTGACTTAGCGTGACGCATACGATCATCTGACAGGTTAGACAAACTAATCATAGCACTACGGCGTACACCGCCAACAACTACTACTTGACCAATAAAGCACATAAGATCGTGACACTCGATACTAGACAGCTTACGTCCTTGTGCTGCTTTGAATGTCTGTACAGCGAAGTTGAATAGCTCAACCAGAGGTGCTGGACCACTAGCTCTACCACCAAATGTTTTTAACCTTGCTCCGGCAGGTCGGATCTTAGATACATCCCACTTAGGGATTTCCCCTGCCCATAACAAAGCTAATAGTTGACGGAAGCCTTTGGCCCAGCCCTCTTTACTGTCCTTAACGTGAATAATTGTGTCGCTAACAAATAACTCAGGAACCTCTGGGAGTTTAGAAATGAACTGACGTTCAACACTGAACCCCACCCCTGTACCACACAAGAGAATAAACATAGCTTCATCGAAGCTCTTAGGGTCATCTACAGGCAGGTAAGAACAGTTATACCCTGCTGTATTGTCACGATCTAAAGCCTTGCCAGCAGTCATCATAGCTCGCATAGAAGGCATTACCTCTAAGTTTAAGATAGCCTGTTCTATGTTCTTGGTGTATGTGTCATCACCAGCCTTCGGCTTGACTACACTGTCTATGTAACGACTCACAGTCTCTGACCATGTTTCTCTTGCATCACCCTTCCAACGTGCATAACGTGAAAGTGCAATAAAGTTTTGGTATGGGGTGGGGAGCATATTGTTCATTCTTGTTCTTTTCCTCTCGCTCTCATAGTTTTATCTTCTTCTAACCAGACCATTCGATCAATGTTTGACCTAGATATACCAATATCTTTTAATTCTTTGTCGGTCAACTGATTTAATTGTTTAATTGCTAGTCGGTGACTTCGCCATGTCGCAAGGTAGTTCATGTAACGCCAGAACCACGACATGCCTGATTTCTTCTTACTCATTTTTTGTTGTTCTCACTAATTATAATCCATATAAAACCTAATATAAGAAACGACAATATACTTGCCGCTGGTAATAGGTCACTCACCGATTATCTCCTGATCCTTGTAGTGTACCATTCTTTACACGATCATTCAACTTCTCCATGTTCAATTCGATAATCTTAATCAAACTGCCACCAAAGATATTGGATAGTGCTACTGTATAAAATAGTACATCTCCTAGCTCTTTCAAGACCGCATCGTCATCAATTCGCTTATCACGAAACAATTTCTTGATCTTCTCTGATACCTCACCAGCTTCGCCAGTAAGACCTAGTGCATTTTCAATTAACCGCTCACGCCCTTTTGTAAGCATCTTGTCCTCTACAAACTGTGAGTACATGTCAATCATATCTTTCATATCTTTCGCTGAGTACATCAATGTATTACTATCTCCTCGTTTATCATTCCTATGTCTATAGAAGAATACTCAGCCAAAGCTATAGCCTCTTCTTCTGACACATTACTATCATTCATGGCCCGACCCACTAATAGATACTTAGCCATAACCCTTAACTTCTCTATATCTTCTTCTTCACTTAGCACATCATAAACCTGTATATAATCCGCTATCATCATAACCATTCCTCTGGTATAGAACCTTGCGCCCATAAGAAATTATTTTTGTCACACCAATCAGCATAAGTTGATTTAGCACCTTTAAATAGTTTTGCTTTAGCATTCTGAAAAACAAACCTTATATCATGGTCAAACTGACGTTGTATAAGCAGGTGCTTCTTTCTATCTGCTGCGACAAACCTTCCTTTTGTTTCGACTATAATTCCGTTTGGTAGTATGAAGTCTGGGGTGTAGGTACGTATTTCATTAACCTCATATTTAATCTTCAAGGTTTCGTATTCGTACTTAACCCCACCCTCATCTAACTCTTTAGACACTCTCTCTTCTAAACCAGATCTCCAGCCATGTTTTATCGCTTGTCTGGCGGTTGCCATATCTCCCCCTCATATCTCCTTAGCCACAGAAGTCTAGCATTTTCTAGTACACGATCTACGGCACCATCATAGGCATCTAACACTGCTTCCCACATATCTTGTTCAGATTCAAGACCGTCGAGCATATTGGATGCTCTTTTAGGTCCTACTTGGTAAAGGCCATGTATATTGTCTGCACTATCTCCAGTCAGTATTTGCGTGTAGAAAAACTTAATTCCCTCGAAAGGCTCTACCTTAGTTACAACATTCTTAAATGGATTGTAGTGCCAGCAAGGTATCTGCAACATATCCTTATCGACAGAAACAACTACGCAATCAAAGTTATTTTTTGTAGCTGCCTTTGCTATAAGATCGTCTGCTTCTTCCTCTACGCTTACTGTAGCACCCCAGTACTCTTCCATATGCTCACGTATGACGGGTAGGTGTTTAGGCTTCTCAGCCTTCTTTCTGTTTCCCTTGTATACGTGTGTTTTAGCAATGTCATGTCGAAACTGATAGCCGCTACAGGTTAGAAATATTTCGTAGTCCTCTGGGTAATTAGGCCACCCAAGGCAATACTCTAATGAATCCTGTAGCAAGCCATCTATAGTTACGGTAGCTTCTTTCTCAGTCTTATCCTCTGTAGCAAAGGCTGCACGATAGGCAAATATATCACCATCGACTAAGGCCTTACTCCACTGCATTAGATCTTCTCGCCCCATGTCATTGTGCCATCTGTGTTAGAAGCCGCTATGTCTTCTACGTAAGTGAAACCAATGCCACGGGTTTGATCTCCATAATATTGTAACAGAGTGTAGATATCATTTACATCATCACGCTCATACGTAATCACACCCTCATACCCATCTTCTTCTTTATCCATGTAGAACGTACTGACTACTCTCATTTATGCCACCATGAACAGTTCGTCATGCTCTGATGGACCGCCTTCCCATACTGACAACTCAGTAACAGCAATACCATTTAGTCGGATTCCATTTCCACTGGAGTATGTATCAAACTGTACCATAGCTTTTGTACCGTTACCCAATTCACCGTCATTCTCAAAAGACCAAGAACGTACATTTTCCCGTCCGTTCCGTAGGTCTACTACTTTAACTGGACCACCTAAGTTAGCCTTGTCTTTAGTTACGGGATCTAACCAATCACGAATATCATCTGGTACTCCACGTTTTAGTTTAATGTACTTTCCAATACCAAACTCAGTATTACCTTCAAGAATACGATCATTACCTAAAACCTTTTCTTGAAGCCCTTCGTCAATCAACTTATCAATTTGTGACTGATCTGTGAAGAATGCGTTTACAACGTACTGTCCACCTTTTTTAGCAATATTCTGTTTCCACTGTACGCCATCTGGATCACCCATGTCTGCGTTCTCAGGAAAAACTTTTGCCCACTCTAGTACCATTTCCATTGTGTATCTTGCCATATCGGGTCCTCTCATTTACACTGGTATATATATATAGTAACTTTTTTTTGAGTTTGTCAACCTTAGTAAAAAAATTTAATGTATACTTGCATAACTGTTACCAAATTGTGCATCTATACCTAAAGGTACGTTAAGGTTCAACTCTGCATTCAACTCTTGTATAGAATATTCCATGTTTATCTTTGTCTCTATTTCATCCCCCTCTCCTACTAATGCTATAATCTCGTCGTGAAATTGACCTATAGTTTTGATTCCCTTGGATCGACACAACCTAACCCAACTATCAAAGCAGTATACACCCGTTCCTTGGTTTAAGGTGCTGAATTTATCCTTGTCGGATCTTAGTGAATACCAAAACTTAGAGACAGGATTATAAAGCCACATATGACCAAATAGCTCTCTTGTACGGACATCTTTACTCACTTTCTCCACAGACCAGTTACGTGACCAGAAGGCATCTAAGAGCGTCTGTGCTTCGCTCTCAGACATGCCAGTGTTTCTGGACAAGGTTTGCTTACCTACGCCGTATGTGGCGCTGTAGTTCACTACTTTGTAATTCTTACGTAGGGCCTTTAGACTACGCTCACCAGAGTTATGTTTGTCGATATCATCTTGTGTTACGACACCAGCATGTTTGGCAAGGTCAAGGTGCGGGTCAAACCCACCCTTAGACATTTCTTCAACATAGTCTGGATCTAGGGGTTTCATGTAGTGGCGCTTTGTAGTGTCCTCTAGGCTAGTCATATCTGCCCCGCATAGGGTGTATCCCTCTGGTGCAGTTAGGCACCCTCTTATCTCTTCTCCGTAGGGCTTATCCACTGATGGCAAGTTGACAAGAGGTCTTGCATGTCGGAACCTGAGAGTATTAGTGAACCCTGCCACACTTGCTTGCACGTATCCATCACGCTCTGAGTCAACCATGCCTTTAAGAACAGATATACGATGGCTAAGAACAGTGAGGCCATCAAGCAAACCAATAGCTGGTTCGATAGCAGCCAACTCTCTAACGGACTCACAGAGTTCTCCGTCTTTCCGTATTTGTTCCAGTTTCCTTGTGGAGCCATCATCTTCCCTTATATACTTGAATGTTCTAGGTTTCCATCCCAGCATAAATAACCACTCTTTTACTTGCTGCACTGAGCTAGGGTTGGCACGTTCCTCACCTACCTTGACCTTTAGGTTTTGTGTAGTTGTGGGTGCCTTGTGGTCTTTACACAACTGTTCCCACTTAGCCCCGTTAGCTGACAAACTACCGTCACCCTTGAAGTAAACCTTTGGCCTGTTACGCATAACATACTTATGTACTGGTGGCATAACATCTGCCAGAGCTTCTGTCTTCTCTAGCTTAGACTGTTCCCACTCTACCACATGACCTTTGGCTTTATCTACATCTAATTTCCACTGTAGGGCCTCTTGCTCTGCCGCACACTGTAGCTTAAATGTGAGATAGTCAATCAGCCGCCACTTGTCATCGTGGTCAGGATACAACTTGTTTAGTTTTATTTCCAAGTCACGCCACAGTCTGTCGTTAATCTTAACATCCTCATTACACCTGTGGGCGTACTCTTCTGGCGTCAGGCTTGACCAATCAGTAATCTTAGGTTTAGGCACTCCGTAGTCTTCTCCGTAACCCTCAAGGCCATGTGATCCACGGTTGAAGTTGAGATACCAAGATAATGCCAGAGTGTCCACTATCTTTGCACTAATCTTTACACCCAAGATCTTTTCCACTGCGGGGATGTCATACCGCACAATGTTATGCCCTATCAGTGTGGGCGCTTCCTCAAGAAAGATACGCATAGCCACATAGTCGTGTGTATGCTGAACCACACCATTGTCATCCATCCAAGATACTACGTGGATCTTTGTTGGGTTTAGTCCGTCTGTTTCTATGTCAAATACTGGCATAATACTTCCTTTATCTCTTTTACTACTTTTTTAGGCATAACAGTCGTTTTATGCTGACTTAGGTAATCAAAAACCACCCTACCATCTGCGAAGATAATTAAGCTAAGATTCTTATCTATTTTATGTTTAAATACAACCTCTATTATATTACCTCTCTTAGCATAAACGTATCTAGGTTGAATTTCATCATCCCAGCATTACCTTCCTCTGAACAAGGTCGGTTCTTTTGCACGTTTATATACATCGTGTTTCGTTCCTCTAGTGTATCA